ACCGATACGTGTGGGAGTGATGACTTGCGCATCAGTTGTGGTAAATGTCTCATCAAGGAACTGATCCAAGAACGACATCGTGAAGTTGTGTCCAACGTTGAGCAACTGGAATTGTGGATTGGCGCTGGGGACAAGACCTTTGATTACCTGCCCCGCCGCTTTCACGATGCCACTGTCCGAACGAAAGTTCTGCTCAAGGATGATCGAGGGGAAGCGTTTGTTCGTAAGGATTTTCAGGAACGGACTTTCACCCTCGATTGGTGGGAGTTGGTTCATATCCCCAAAGAACCGGATGCAGGCACCGGGTTTCATTGCATCGATAAGAGCACGATATAGGTCTTCACTGAGCATTGAGCTTTCATCGCAAAGGATGACGTCGTAAAGCATGGGATTGGTTTTGGAGTGTGCTGGCATTCCGGGGTCTTCGTCATCGTCAGGAGCAGGAGCGGTCCAACGAAGCAAACGATGACACGTTTTGGCCTTAATGCCAGACGACTCTTGTATTCGTGCAGCAGCACGACCGGTAGGAGCACATAGGGCCACAGAGTAACCGAGGTCCATAAGCCCTGTTCCAATCTCTCCGAGCACAAATGTCTTGCCGGTTCCTGCTAGACCGGTGATCCCAACGATGCGGTTTGCAAGGTCAAGACCCATATCGATGGCAAGTTGTTGATCGTGTGAGATATTAATTATGGTCACCTAGACGCTCCACAATAAAGAGCATAGAGGATCGGAACAAGGAAAATGATCAAAATCCCTATGGCAGTTCCAAGTTCCTTAGGCTGTTCTCGGTGTTGCATCATACAACTCCTATAGAGGATGGGGACTTAGAACGGGAGTGTTCCAAATCTAAGTCGTTTACGTGTTTAAGAATTGCATTGGATGCAGATACCCAACCAATAAGCACGTTGTTGTCATCGGGGTTGCCTAGAGCAATACGATCAACATCATAATCGTTGAGCATCTCGACAGATGGGATGAGGATGCTATGATCAATCCAATCGATGATACGAAAGTCCGCACCCGCATGAGAACCCTTCCCAATCTTAACTGTCCAACCAGACATCGTATGAGCTTGTATGTGGGGTATGGCCATTGGAGGCTCCATTACAGAAGTTGTACCGTGAGCAGGATCGCCCACGGTACGTAGATTAATCAATCACCGCCGAGACTGTCATCGATAGTATCTTCGAGTTCCGCGATTTCAATATCCGTCCCAGCTTCGTTGATCGCATCACGACCACCCTGAAGTTCCTTCGCCTTGTTAACGAGGGCTTCAGCGATCTTGATTTCCGTAATGCTGTCTTCGTTGTACTGCTCGATGAGAACAGTCAGAGCATGTTCGAAAGTTTCGTTTTCGATTTCGTCGGGCATTCTACAACTCCTGTATTAGATGATGCTTTCGAGGCGAGCTAGCGAACTACGCATAGCATCGACATGGTTCGCCAAGCGTGAAAGATAACTGTCCATGCGTGGGATGATTGCGGATGGGTCTGTCTGATTGTTGTTTTTGTTGGCAACTTCAACAGGGGATGCTCCACGAAGCCGATCACCGAGCAAATCCAGCCGATGCAACATAGGCTCCATCTCGTTTACATAACCCATCAACGTATCAATGCGTAGATCAAGCTCCGAGCGATCTCGCACAGCGCCAAGTTTTCCTGTGCTGTAGTCTTCATTCATCTCTACAACTCCTGTAATTCAGGTCAAAAAAGGGGGTGATGAGAAGACCCCACCACCCCACGACAACAACGCTATTACGCGTCGATGTTCTCAATCGCCGTGATCGAGTTACGATCTTCGCCATTGTACTTCTCAGTACCAACGACGAGCTTGGCCTTCGTACCGACCCAAGTGGCAGGATCGATAACGTTGGTCTTCGTCTTCAGTCCGAGAGCAGCATATAGCTTCTTCACGGCGGTCACGGCACGACGGTTGCTGGCAGTCGGCACCTGAACACGCGAGAAGTTCAGCACAGTACCTTCAGGGTTGTTCGCAACGTCGTAGTCAGCAGGGTAGTCAGAAGGATCGATCTTCCACATGGTGTAGAAGTATTGGTTGCCCTTGTCCGAGGTACGGACTTCAGCAGCAGTGCATTCACCGGGATACTCACCCTTCGGAAGAGAGGTAAAGTCCTCGAAGTCTTCGAGGTTCATATCCAGTTCGATGATTGTGCCTTCAGACATAGATTTATTTCCTTTTGCAAAAGATGTAGTCTGGTTAGTGGAGGAACCGTCCACTGCGGATACTACAACAACTACATCTTCTGTAGCAGGTGCAGAATTCTTCTTAGCTCTTGGCATTCTTAATTTCCCTTGCGAGGACCATCACTGCCGATAGCAGAAACAACACGACCCAAACAGGTCGATCGATGCGTTGATCACGCCCAATCTCCAATGTGAGTTCCGTTGCGTCTTTAATGAGTTTGTCGAGTTCACTTATCATAGTGCCTCCATAAATTCCATGTCCCCGAACACGATGGCGATAGGACCAACAAGTATCCGATGACGGCGAAGTCTGTAATCAATCCCCTTCAGATCAGCAAGGTAATTCCAGATCGCTGAGCCGTAATGATTGACTTCCAAACCAAGAAGCTCACCTTCAGTATTCGAGTACGCTACGCACTCACGAAGACGGCCGGTGTAATCGAGCCACTGATCAAAGTGTGGCACGATTTCTAACAGACCACCAATAGCATCGGAGAAATGATCTTCCTCTACAGGACCTGTATAATTGCGAAATTCAAGAGGGGCACTAGGACGAATGATAACGGAACTGCCTATCATAGGAACCTCATAACAAATTCAATGACGTTGATAACAAGCAGTCCAAACACCAGAACGAGAAGAATTACTAAGACCGTTGTTCTCATGTCGGTAACTCCAGTTTCTTTTTCCCACCAGCTTCCCACGCCTTCCACCACGTAGAAATGCTGTGAGGCTGAGTATCGGGTTTATCGATATCGAACTTAAGAATGAATTCAGCATCACCCGACTGAGTAAAGATGCGTGATCCCATAGGTTTGCGACCACGAACAGGACGAACAGCGATAGTGCGTTTGCGATCGTTGCTATCGATGAACCAAATCTCGCTGATCGATAGCCCTACAGAAGATGTAGCCTTATCGCTCAACGTCATACTTTGGTAAAGATAGTTGTTTTTATCATCAGTAACCGGCGTGTCCATGTGAGCCGTGAACCAACAATTCAAACCGTTGCGAGCGGTGACCTTTAACAACTGGCGTACGAACTCCAAAATGTACTGTGTCCGTGCACCATACGCACTCAATCCGGGGGCTTCAATAGAGGGTGTGAACCCCTTACCTTCACCGACCTTATTTTGAATAGCGGTTAACAACGCCGCGTCTCCAAACGACGAAAGACTGTCACCGATAACTGTGTCACCGGGAACGAGTTTCCCCTCATCACACATCTTCTGTATCATCGTTGGGACTTTCTTCGTTCCCAAGGCAACAATTTCTGCATGAGTGTATTGAGCGAGGTCGAGTAGGGACCAGTCATCACGACCAGAGATTGATGTATATCCGTCCGGGTCGACATTGACAAGTAGTTTTTTCCCCGGAGACGTCATGAGAAGAGAAGTTTTTCCTGCCTTCGGTGGGCCCCATATGATCCCTGTAAGGCGAGAGACGATTTCCGACTTTTCTTTAACGCGGAACTCTTCAGCCATTGATATGTTTCCTAATCTTATCGAACTCTTTACGGAATTCTTTGTACTCATCCGCTTCGAGTTGATCTATTACAGCTATTGTATAGAACGCGAACACGTTGAGACGGATGAGAAGCTTGATGAAGATGCGTGAGTACCCATGTTGTTCACCCCCGATGAGAGAATGAAACCATTTGGTAAATGTAACCGCGCGAACAGGTTGGCCCGGAAGGTTGAGATGTATAAATGCCTTGTTGATTTCTTCAGCTGTCAACGTCCGAGCTTTCAACTGCTCGCTGTTCAATGGCAGGGTGTTGACTGTGCGAGATGGCGGGACTGATGTCTTCACTGAAGAGTGCCTTTACACGTTTGATCTGAAGGTTGACCTCTCGTTGCTCATCAATGGATAGGTTGAGTACACAAAGACGAATGAGGTCGTAGATACCATCAGGTTGTTCGATGAGCTTTTCAACGATGATCTTTCCGAAAGTGAGACGTTCCGCATTCGTAAGTGAGAACAACAGAGCACGGAACGTCTTCGCATTCATGGGGCGTGGAGGGGAGGCGGATGCTCCTGTCATCCTGATACAACTCCTGTAGCAGAAGTCTGCTCACCAACCTCCAACAACTTTCGGTAGTCACGGAGGACTTTGGTGACAAGGTCAGTCATATCTTCTCCGAGTTCTCCCTCGACCTTGACGATACGGCCAGTGATGATCCCGATCTGATAAGCCTTGAAACGTTGCTGTCGCTTAGTCACCTTGGACCGCCTTTTGACTTGGAGTAAGTTCAGCTTCAACAAGCGAGTCATAGATATCTCGTTGATCGGTGGGCTCCGCCGCGCACATGTCAATGAACGCGCAAGATCGGAAGTAGCGAGAACACGAATGAGTGAACTTCGGAGCTTCGAGGGGCTCATCCTTATATCTCTCCGCGAGTTCATGAGCAAAGAACAACGACACAGCCCAATCAACGATCTGAGCATCTGACTTCTGTTCAATAAACGAGAGCATGTCTTCAGAACTGCGTTGCTGTTTCACCTTACAACCGATGATCCGGACACTATCTCCTACAAGTCCTGTAAGCATTCGTGCTACAGCGATGTAACCCGTTGGTTGTGACTTAACACTAAAGGATCGACGCCATGTCTCGTCAAGGCGAGAAGCAGTTTTGTTCTCGTCAACCATGAACTCAGCATTATCATGAATAAGTACGATACCATCAATGGTTCCGATGTATCGGAGGCTCTTACCTCGAAACGTGATAATAACATCGAAGACCTGCTCAATCCCTACAGGACAAGTAAGATCACTACTATCAGCAACCCAAATAGGATTACGCTGCATAGAAGGGAGACGATCATCAACATAGCGAATAATCGTTTCCTCCATGTGAGCCAATGTGCGGACTGTATCTGAGGGGTCATCGTAATACTCTCCGCTGTTCAGGATTTGGAAGCAAAAATTGATGAGTTCGTCGCGTTGGTTGTCTGGGATTTCTTTCCAAATTGAATTGAAACGGTCAACTCCAAACAACCGTTCGGCATTATATTTGAAATGATCGGGGAGATTTTGTATTCGTAGAAGCTGCCAACAACGGACGGCAGCAAATACCTCATGGAGTGCTCCACCTGCTTCAAGAGCCATCTGTCTATTGGTAACGGGGTAGTAAAGCCTTTTGACATACCGAACTATTCCCCAAACTGGACAGGTAAGAATGGCCTCAACGATGGAATGTGAGTACGCGAACTGACCTTTCTCATCGGGCTGTGTCCATCGAATGTGTACACCTTCTGTAGTAAGCTCGTTCATGCCAAAATCCTTATATCAACGTAGGTAATTTTCATGGTCTTTTCATCGATTTTGGCGTCTTTGAATTTGCCAATGTAAGTACCGGGAGGAATGAGCGTGAAGTCTTTACGCCAGCGACGAGGTTTCTTCTTAACCATCATAGTCCTCCGATGCTACAGTTCTTGTATTAGGATCGTCGTTGAACTTCTTCTCGAATTTAGCGAGTTGTTCATGAGTATGCTTCATCGACAAGCCAGTGAGCTTCATCATTTCAATGAGGCCCTCAGTAATGCGGTGCTGCTCGCTGATTGCCATCTGAAGCATACGAGTTTCCTCGTGCATCTTGATTAGGACTTCGATCTGTGGAGGGGAGAGCAAACCACGAAATGCCTTGATAATATCTTCTTGGAACGTACTAACAACATCAACCATCGATCTTAGCCTTTTCCAATTGCATGATGCGTTGAAGGTTGATTTCTTGAAGAACAGTGACTTCATCGATCTCAGCATTGAGTTGCCCAAGACGGATAATCAAATCTTTTCGATCATCTTCCATCGAACGGCGATTAATTGCAAGATTAGCTTTGTCTGCTTGAGCAGCGTCGAGAAAACGATCTGTTACAGAAGCTGTAGAAAGCTGCCCAAGTACGAGGCCATTGGGTTTCTGTACATTACCAGCTTCTTTGAGTTGGCTGTGTTCAGTTTCTTTTGCTAAGTTATTCAGGTACTCATTCATGATAAGACTTCCTAATTGAGGGGGTAGAACCGTTCAATGTCGTAGAACTCTGTTGCTGGCCGAGAGAAGCAATCCCCCGCCGCATTTTGGTACACAACATAGTGAACCATGTCAGCTTCATTACTAACGTCCAAAAGCTTTTCATAGAAGCCCCTAGTTTTAATGTGCTGATGAGTGGGAGAAAAGTCACTACGAGGTGACGGGGGGATAGATGGTGAAAAATGTTCAGCTGGGAGTTCGATAACATCTACATCTTCTGTAAGAGAATGTATCGTAACATCATCTCCAAAGACAGCTTTCAATTGTTCAATGATGT